CTGGTTAAATACCATGTGAACAGAGCCACGCGATGTTCAATGTAACAAGGAGAGCAACTATGAAGACAGTTGACCTGAACAAGGTGCTCGAAATGCTCGTCAATGAGGAGCAGACCGAGGCAGCTGGTCTCCTTCATGAGTGGTTCGTGGAGCGCAGCAAGCAGATTCACGAAGAGCTCATGACTGAGGACAATACGCTTTCCCAGGACATCGAGGATGACCAGGAAGCAATCCAGTCTGAGGAGTTCTACAGCGAAGCAGAAGGCGATGACGCCGATGCAGATGCAGTAGGCGACGAAGCTGATGCGGACCTAGAGGTTGGTGGCGAAGAGCTTCCTGCTGATATGGACGCAGACATGGTTGGTGGCGAAGAGCTTCCAGCTGAAGAGACAATTGGCGACACGATTGAGGACCTCGAGGCAGTAATGGCTCGACTCAAGGCAGAGTTCGCTGAGATCACCGGTGCAGACGTTGCAGTTGACGACATGGGTCCAGATATGGATGCAGACGTTGGCGAGCCAGTCGACATGGACGGTGGTGAGGACGTCGTCGCAGACGAGTCCATGACTTTCGAGTCCGAAGAAGCTGACGAAGACGCAGAAGAAGTCACTGAGTCGGAAGACGACTTTGCTGACCTCGACGAGTCTTGGGTGCTGGAGCCTGTAAAGGATCCTAACCTCAACGGCGGTAAGGAAATTGGCGCTGACGGTGCAAAGGTATCGGTCAACGACAAGAGCCCACTTCCAGAGCATGACGCAGACCAGCGTGTTGGTGGCAAGGCTGTGGAGATCAAGTCTGATCACCACGAAGGTCACGAGCGCGAGGCTTCCCCGGAAGTTAAGGCACGTCCGCTCCTGAAGAACCAGGTCAAGAAGGCAACCGACGGTCGCACCAAGGTCAGCAAGGAAGGCGATAAGTCTGCCACGCTGAACTCGAAGGCAGGTTTCGGTTCCGACAGCCCAAAGAGCCCAATCGGTCAGGCAACTGATCTACGTGGTTCCGACTTCAAGAGGAAGTAAGCAACATGGCATTGGTTCTCACCGAAAAGATGAACTTTGACGAAGCCAAGTGCGTCGTCGAGGAGGGCGCAACTGGCGTTGATGGCAAGGCTAAGGACTTGTTCATGCGCGGCATTTTCGTCCAGGGCGGTACCAAGAACCATAACCAGCGTGTCTACCCGGTCAACGAAATTCGTATGGCCGTAGACAGCATCAATGACACCCTGCGTAGGGGCGAGAGTGTTCTCGGCGAAGCCGACCACCCTGAGGAACTAAACATCAACATCGACCGTGTCAGTCACATGATCACCGAGATGTATATGGATGGTCCAAATGGTATGGGCAAGCTGAAGATTCTCCCAACTCCAATGGGCAACATCGTTCGCACCCTTCTTGAGAATGGTGTGAAGCTTGGTGTTTCGTCGCGTGGCTCCGGTAACGTGGATGATCGCGGTAACGTCTCGGAATTCGAGATTGTGACCGTTGACATCGTAGCACGTCCATCGGCTCCCGAGGCTTATCCCAAGGCAGTCTACGAGGCTTTCCGAAGCCGTCGTGGTGCAGTCATTGAAGACCTGGCTAATGTCGTGAAGCACGATCCAAAGGCACAGAGCCATCTTGCAAAAGAGCTCATGTCCTGGATCCACAACCTCAAAGCGTAAGGAGTAGTTTCATGGACAATGGACTAAATTCGCTCCTGGAGTCGGGTCTTCTGAACGAAGACACCAAAACCGCACTCGAGGAAGCCTGGAACGCAAAGCTGGACGAGGTCCGCTCTAACATCCGTGAGGAAGTTGAAGAGCAGGTCCGCGAAGAGTTTTCGGTTCGTTTCGATGCTGACAAGGGCAACCTTGTTGAAGCAATGGACCACATGCTCACTGATGCTGTCAAGCAGTATGCAGTTGAGTCGGTTCAAGCGACCAAGGCACTAAACGAAGAGCGCGCAAATCTCACCGTAGCTATCAAGGAAGCACGCGCTTCCTACAAGGCTAAGACTGCAGAGCACACCAAGATGCTTGAGCAGTTTGTGATGTCCCAGCTGGCTGAAGAGCTCAAGGGTATCGCGGAAGATCACGCTCTTATGCAGGAACAGCGCGTTAAGCTGGCAAAGGAAATCTCGGAGGCTCAGGCTTCTTATGATTCCAAGCTCGCTGAACACACTACCCGCATTGAACAGTTTGTGATGACCAAGCTCTCGGAAGAGATTGCTTCGGTCAAGGCACAGGAATCCGCACTCGCAGAGCAGCGCGTCAATGATGCGAAGAAGCTTCGTGAGCACAGGATTTCGATGAACGAGCAGACTGCTGCTCGCATCAACAAGCTAGAGGGCTTTGTCCTCGAAACGCTGAACAAGGAAATCAGCGAACTGGAAGAAGACAAGAATGCTCTTGTTGAAGCCAAGGTTCGACTGGTTGCTGAGTCCAGGGCTAAGTTGGATGAGACCAAGAAGGCATTCATTGCTCGCGCAAGCAAGCTAGTTGAATCGACCATCGACGCTCAGATCCGCGGTGAACTGACCCAGCTCAAGGAAGACATCCAGGAAGCCCGCAACAATATGTTCGGTCGCCGACTGTTTGAGGCTTTCTCAGCCGAGTTCATGACCAGCTACCTCAGCGAGGGTTCTGAAGTTCGCAAGCTGCAGACGCAGCTCAGCGAGAGCAAGAGCCAGCTGGAGTCGGCTAACCAGATTCTGTCCGAGAAGAACGATCAGATTGTCCAGAGCGCACGTCGTGCGAAGCTGGCAGAAGACCGCGCTGCTCGAGTGCAGATCAAGAACGACCTTCTCTCCCCACTAAGTAAGGAGAAGAGGAACGTGATGGAAGAACTCCTTGATACCGTGAAGACGGACAAGCTCAAGGAAGCATTCCAGAAGTACCTTCCAACTGTCCTCAACGAGGGCATGAGGAACGCAAACCAGGGTCGTCGCGCACTGTCCGAGACAGCCGCTGAACCCAAGAAAACGGTAGCTGTAACTGGCAACCGCGTCAACCCACTTGCCGAATCTGCCCGCGCGGAGGATGCCCCTGCAAAATCGAACACCGAGATTGCAGAGCTTCGCCGACTGGCTGGAATTGAAGAATAAGGAGAATCTTTACAATGGCTAATCTTTTTGAAAGCAATTGGAAGGCTACCAAGGAGGCTCTCTGCGAGGGTCGTGACCTTCAGGTCAACATGGATGGCTCGCCAAACCCAAACAAGCAGAAGGTTATGGAGACTGTTCTTGAGAACACCCGCCAGGACCTAATGCGTCGTAACCCACTGATGGAAACTGCAACCGCAGGCGGCACCGCATCCGGTAACGTAGCAACGATGAACAAGGTTATCCTTCCAGTTCTTCGTCGTGTTATGCCAACTGTTATTGCGAACGAGATCATCGGCGTTCAGCCAATGACCGGTCCAGTTGCACAGATCCACACCCTGCGCGTTCGCTATGCGGATAACGCTGCTGGTGCGACTGCTGGTGCAGAAGCCCTCAGCCCATTCGACATTGCTAAGGCATACTCGGGTAACGGCAACACCAATGCTAACATGCCACGTGCAGCAAGCACCGCAGCTCTTGAAGGTCGTCCAGGCAACCGTCTGAGCATCCAGATCCTGAAGGAAACCGTCGAAGCTAAGACCCGTCGTCTGAGCGCTCGTTGGACCTTTGAGGCTCAGCAGGACGCACAGGCTCAGCAGGGCATCGACATCGAGGCTGAAATCATGGCAGCTCTCGCACAGGAAATCACCGCAGAAATCGACCAGGAAATCCTGAACTCGCTGCGTATGCTTCCAGGTGCAGCAACCGCTGTTTATGACCAGGGCGCAGTTTCGGGCACGGCGACTTTCGTCGGCGACGAGCACGCTGCTCTTTCGGTTCTCATCAACCGTCAGGCAAACCTGATCGCACAGCGCACCCGTCGTGGCGCAGCTAACTGGATTGTTGTGAGCCCAACCGCTCTGACCATCCTGCAGTCGGCTACCACTTCGGCATTCGCTCGCACCACCGAGGGCGTGTTCGAGGCTCCAACCAACACCAAGTATGTTGGCACCCTGAACAACTCGCTCCGCGTCTACGTTGACCAGTATGCACAGGACGATACCCCAGTGCTTATCGGCTACAAGGGCCAGGGCGAAATCGACGCTGCGGCATACTACTGCCCATACGTCCCACTGACCTCGTCGGGCGTTGTCATCGATCCACAGACTTTCGAGCCAGTGGTTTCGTTCATGACCCGTTATGGTTACCTGGAGCTCACCAACAGCGCATCGTCGCTGGGTAACGCTGCAGACTACCTGGGTCTGGTTGCGATCAACACCGCAAACCTCAAGTTCCTTTAATCGGTGCTGGGGGCTTCGGCCCCCACACTTTGAA